GCATCCAACTGTTCGCTTTCCATCTTCGAAACCAGGTTTGCGATTGCGAAGGCTTCGATCTCCACATAAGCGATTGTTCGCAAGCTTGGTAAAACTCGTTCAAGTCCGATTCCGATTCCATCATAACCTGCACAGAGTGATAGGTGTGTAATTGCTTTGGTAGTATCCACATTACTCCTCCCAACTTTTGTGTTTAAATGTTTGTGTTGATTTATCAAAATCTAAAACTGCAACTGGAGATAATCCATTACGATTCTTCTGCCATTTACATACAACTGTATCATCACTCGTTTCGTGATTCTGATGAATTGTTTTACCATTTACATCAATACCTTCATAAGGAACTGTATGTAAATAAAGTATTACATCACATAAGTTTTCTATATTTCTACTATAAGCTACAAGTCCTTCAGCAGATGGATGTGCTAATAAAAATATTGGTATCTTAATATCATTTCGTAAATCTACTAACTGTTGAATAAAGTAATCATACATAGCAGTTCTGTTTGTAAAGTTTCTACCACCATCATTTATACAAAGAAGATTATCAATCATAATACAATCAGCACCATTTTTCTTTTCTGATAGGGCCCATGCTCGTATTTCCATAATATTCATAGACCCATCTCTAATATTTAAATTAAGGTCTTTTAGTTTTTGTGAAGCATTTAAAACTTTTTCTCTTTCATTATCGGTCATAAATCCTCTAGTCCTAATGGTGTACGTATTAACTTGACCAAGATGTGCTATAAATCTACCTACTAATTCTTGCTTAATCATTTCAATAGATGCAAAGCTACACTTCATACCCTTGCTATGTAAGTGACATATATATTGTAGAAGCCAGGCTGTCTTACCTGTACTTCTAGGCGCATGGATAATACATACTTCACTACTTAATCTTGATAATTTAAAATTCCAATCTTCAAAGGGCCATTCTAAATGACCTGTGTTTCCTTCTTCTGCATCTTTAACCCATTCATCACATATCTTATCCATACTGCTATCTTGATTATTTATTGAGCTTCTTACTAAACTACTCATAACTCTATCTGCTGAGCTTTGCCCATCGTATGCTTTTATTAATCCTGATTCATACACTTCGATTTCTTTTCTTAAATCATATAATTCTAATAATCTATCTCTGTATGATTTACTATGACTAGGTACAATCGTGCTATCTTGTAGTTTTAATAAATATTCTTCACCACCACATTGATGTAATATTTTTTTATCATTTAAATAATTTCTAACAGTTAATGCATCCATGTCCATATTTTGTACATACATTTCTCTTAATGCATCCCATAAATATTTATGTCTTTCTGTATAAAAATGTTTGCTTGATAATGATATACAATTTTTCATTCTTGATGGATCAAGTAATACTGACCCTATAACACCTGATTCGCTTGCTAAACAATTAGGTTTTTGTTTACTCATATACTAATCCTTTTCATTGTTTGTTCCTCAACTTGGTCTTCCCATATTCTATTAACTCCATTAATATATCCTTGGAAGTCCTTTCTATATTTATATTCTCTGCTTTTGATATATGTAGGTATACACTTATTAACAGCCTGTTGATCATCTGTTGATAACTTTTTCCAATATCGTAATGCAGTTTGTTTGTTACCTTTTCTGCCATACATAACCCAACATTCTTCAAACAATGTATCTGTTTTAGTATCTTGTTTAGTATTTGGTATAGGTTGTTTACTTTCAAACTTTCGATTGTTTAATTTTAAACATTGGATTGTATACCATTTAGTTTGATCATAACCAACTTTATTAAAGTTACCTGATACAATTAATCCATCATCTTCCATCTCTCTTAATAGTCTACTAATCTTTTGCCTAGACCAATAAGGATAATGCTTTGCCATATCAGCAGCAGATTGAAACATCCAAACTTTATTATCATGTGTATGTGATTTCTTACCTTCATTTTGATGTATCCAAAAACGAATGTGCTGTAGTAATATAGCTTTATCTAATCCATACTCTACAGCATCATCAACAATAAAAGCGTGTGCATCATTACCCATCAATCCACCTCCTTATGTGACAAACTTCTACTTCTTCTTCTATGCCATTTTCATTAGGTAGCATAATAGTTTCTATATAGATGTATGCACTATCTCCTATTCTACTGCACTCACGAATACACCAATCATGATAATTTTTTGCATCATGTGAATTTGGGAATACTTCTTTGCAAGGATAAACATCTGTAAGCTGTATACTACCTTTAAGGTTAACACCTTGATTGCTTGTTCTTAACATAATTTTTCCTACATATAATCAATAACTATACTAACACTTTTGACTTGATTATTTTCATCACGCATAATTCTTCCTACAAACCCAGGAATAATACGCAAATGATTACGATGCATATCATTAAAGATATTATCTCTAATTACTTTTGTAGCTACATAGCGATCACGATTGTAGTTATATGATTCTAAATCACCACGTTCTTTTGCATCTTCACCCCACTTTTGGATAGTAGATAATTTAGGTATATACCCTACAACTGATAAGCCATTATGCTTTACTACATACGCAGTTTCATCATCTTTAATTGTGTCATCAATAGATATTTCAACATCATCTCCTGTATGAATATCCATATCATCAAAGTTAACAAATGTAATTCCGGCTAATGTTGTTCCAATCATTCTTCCTCCTTATCATTCATAATTTTATCTACATCTATAAATGCTTTAGGATTCATCAATTTTTCCATTTCATACTTACTTCTAAATATATCATTCTCAGTAACATTGAAGAATGGGTCATTGTTTTCTTGAATGAATGTATCAATCTTTGAATGTAAACTACCAAGATGATCAATAGTTAACTTCATACTTTCAATATCTTTACCTGTATTGCTATCGTGAAGAGCAATTTGTACCATATCAGTACCAAAAACACTTCTGATCTCTAATTTAATTCCTAGAATTTCTTGCATTGCTGCTTTGTCCATATTAACTCCTATTTAGTTTTATTTATCTTAACAAATGATTTTTAGTATGCAACCCCTAAATTTGCCTTTTCTTGCTCGTTTTAAAATTTCATTAAAGCCTGGATGTATTACAATTTTGCTCGCAAATTTTGGTATTTAAAAAATTTTTGGGGCCAATTTCCAGAATTTAGTTTGGGGCCAGAATCAGGAATTTCGTGGCAAAATCCATCCAAACGATTGGCACTCGGCATTTATCTGGTCTTGTCTCAAAAGATAAATAGAATGTTTAATTCCTTCATACGCATCAGAAAAATTTTTTTCTTCCATAAGGGTCATTACATTTTTTAAGTTTTCAATTTTATCTTGATGTAATGTTATATCATCTAAATTTTTATATACTCTCATTTTATCTCCTTAAAAAAAAAGAGAGGGGTTTCCCCCTCTACTCCCACACGATGTCGTCACCATCCCATGTCCTAAGCGTGATTGTATCGCCACAAATGTTTGCTTCATCTATGGCGCTAAAATCGAAATCGTAAGTACGCTCACGATTGATTTGCTCACACGCTTTACGAATGACATAGTCAAACTCGTTACAGTTTGCACTATTAGTCACAAACCAACTACGCTCTAAATCTATATCTAACATTGAATTCACCCCCTTTATTTTTTCGTTCCTAACCATGCATCTAATATATAATAATAATAAAAATTCTCAACATCTATAACGTTTATAAACGTTTAAAATTGGCCCCAAAAAATAATGCAATTTGATCACATTTTATGCTTTAAAATCGGGAATTATTTTACTATATTATTAAGGAAGTTAGGGATGGTCTCTAACACAAATTAAGGACAAAAAAATGACTCAATCAGAAATTAAGAAGTTGCAAGTGAAAGAAGCTAACTTGTGGAATGACTTAAAAGCTTGGGAAAGTTATATTGGTGAAAAAAAATTCGACACGTGTAAAGTTTACGCAATGAAACTTTCAGAGTGGAATATGTGTGATGATATATTACAGATGTTAAATATTCCAACAGACTTTGAGTTACATACACGTTAATAATAATAGGTAATTGGGGAGCTAACCACTCCCTTTTAATTAAGGAGTTAAAAATGAGCGATAGTTGGATTAATGAAAATGAACAAAGAATGGATGCTTGTGACAGATGGGAAGCAGAAGCTGACAGATGTGGCATCCATGATGATTGGCAAACACATCCCATATATGATTCAGATGAAATGCCAGAAGTTAAAGATATTAATGTATGGGTCATGGTTGAAGTTGATACCACAATGTCAGCTAAAGAAGTTGCTAAAAAAATACAAGCGAAATTAGAACTATTAGATTGGGAGGTTGAATAATGGATTATTATAAAGTAGGCAAGCATTCGTATTTTGTTGATTGTAAAGATCGTGCTGAATACAACGATGATGTTACAAAAGCAATCAATTCATCAAATCATATTGTAAGATATGTTCCAAAGTATTCTTTTGTAAAACATGATACTATAATATCTGATAAAAATTCTTACTGTGTAAGATTCTGTTCAGAGTGGTATAACGTTAAATTCAAAAGTGGATGGGATCAAGATGATTACATTATTGATCAAGATAGTAGAATAGTAAAATCAATTAATCATGTCCTAAATGGTGATCTTAAAGATTCTTACACTTGGATGCAAAATATAAAAATAATGGATATTACTCAAGACCCACCAGTATATGGTAGTGGATATCGTTTTGAGTTTTCTAATAAAACTGATGCAGTAAAATTCTGTGAGAGTGTATTAAAAAACTTTCATGCATCTCAACAAGATGATGTTGCACAATGTTTTGCAGATTACAGAAAAGCAATAAAAGAGTCTGATGAAGTTCTAGATCAGATTATTAAAAGCAATAATTTTCAAGATGGATCAATATTAGATTCTATGAAAAAAATAAAAGAGTTATCAGATAAAATTAAAAAGGAGTTAAAATAGTGATAGAAAGTAAATATATATTTAACAATCGTAAAAATAAAGATTGGGTTACAGCTGATTATCAAGGCACATATTATAATGCTGATATTCAAAATGTAGCTGATGAAATTCAAATTATTAAAGATGTCTTAAAAGAATCTAATCAACATTTAAGACGTATGTATAAAGGTGATGGCAAAACGCCATTAAGGTTTAGCCTTGTTCAGCGTGGTAGAAGGGGTAAGAAAAATCCCCATCCTTACTTTATAGATAATAAACTTGTTGGTCACAACGATGGACATTGTCCACCTTCAGTAGCTCATCGAGTTGATATTTACATTCGTAAAAACATAGATGAAGAATGTTTTGAAGTAATGAAGATGTCACCTAAAGATTATGAAGATATGATGGGTGCAATTGAAGAAATGTATAGTTGGATTATTAAAGAAATCAATAAACGAATATACACTTTTGAATGTAAATCTCGTTTGGAAGATTTATTAAATGATAGAATTGAGAAAGGGGTAGATTATGACTTGGGAACTGTATAAGTTTAATCTTATTTCTTATAACTATTACGCTCATTTAATTCATAGCGTATCAAAGGAAAATCAAATGGTAGTGGAACATCTCGCTTCCAAATATCCACATTACCATTACAGATATTTAAAAGAAGAATATTATAAGGAACAAAACAAATAGTGAGTATCAACTTCAACATGGTCCAAGCTCGTCCCCATTGCGTGCGTATGTGTAGCAACTTCCATACCAATCACCGGTGGGCGAGCCTACCCTTACCCTTAATTCCTGGAGAAAGTGCCTTAAATCGAATTCTCGTGCCTTTTATGGCTGCTCTAGGGCAGGGGTTGTTACGGGCCCCACCGTCGGTTTTTTTTTATGTCAATTTTTATGTGTGTAGACCCAATCAAACACTTTTTTTTATTTGACTCTTTACATCCTCTCTTATATTTAGCTATCTACCCATATGGACATCGATGATTTGTCAGTATGCGTATGTATGTGGTGTAATAATTCTTTTTATGTATATGAATTACCACTAGGCATCAATGACCCCATTTATTGTCCATATTGTGGCATAAGTTTTGAACAAACGATAGATATAAGCGAAAATGAGCAATAAATATTGTAGTGAGTGTGGGTGTATGAATACATCAGATAATCCTGTAAGTGATGTGGTAGATCAAAACACAGGTATTATAGATAATTTGTGCCTACAATGTATAACTGAACAAGCATATTACAAGGAGGAACAAGATGGGACATTTTCCTAATTTACCACATAAATATAGTCCAGATGCACAAGAAGAACGTAATTGGAAAGCAAAGAATAAGCGTGAAGGGCGTGAAGGATTGAACTATAACTATGCAAAATATGACAAAGAAAAGTATCGTAAAAATTATGATGAAATAGATTGGAGTAAATGAGTGCGCAAGAAATATTTGATCAAATTAAGAAAGCCGACAACAAAATCAATTGGTCTATTGCCTCGGAGCTTGCAGAATTTAGAAGAAGAGCAAAGAAAAATGTCAAAATTGATGATGTTGATTTTTCTGATAAAAAGGCTGTAGAACAAGACTTATATAGCGAGTTAAGAAAAGCATATAAGACTGGTAATGTAGCAGGGGCCAAAGAATTAGCTAGACTATTAAACATAGGTGAAGCAACACAAGACATAATTATCCAGGTGGTAGATTTTGCAAATGCATACAACGAAAAAGATACAATTACCGCAGCTGAAACCAAGGTTTTACCAAATCAACTGTTGGAAAGCATTGGATCAGGGCAAGAAGAATCTACTGATTAGTTGGCCCCGAAGGCATGGTAAGGATGTAACTACTGCTAGCATACTATCAAAACGTGCTATGACTAGAGTTGGTAGTTATTATTATTTATTTCCTACGAGAAAATGGGCAGAACGTGCTATTTGGAACAATATTGTAACTATTAATGGCAAGGGTGGGCATCTATTAGACCTTATCTTTCCACCTGAAATAGTATCTTATAAAAACAATACAGATATGAAAGTTGGTCTTATCAATGGCTCTGTAAT